GCTAATTTTCTACAAAAGACAAGCTATGATGGGGGGTATATAATAATACGCATGGAAAACAAAACTGAGTTGCGCTTAGTTCAGGGAATTCCCCTAGACGAAAATTTACGCAAAAGAATTCCCCAGGCTGAGTGGATGGAAAATCCTTTAGCATGGGACAAGTCTAAGTTTGTAAAAGAAACATCCGATCACATATATGACACTTATGGAATTTGCGATGCTCATAATAAGCACACACTAACAATGCTTGCTGACCAAATCGAAACCTATGTGCAATGCAATATAGGATTGGTTGGCGCAGACCTAATAATCTCAACTAACGATGGCAAAACTCTTGCGCCAAATCCGTTGATAAGTATTAGAGATAAGACACTAACGCAAGTAATACGGCTAATGAATGAATTAGGGCTAACCCCTAAGTCTAAGTTAGTAAAGACTAATACAAGAAAAGAATCGCCAGTTGCAAGATTAGCCGCTGGCCCATTGGCTAGATGAATTGCGACCTGGGGATAAAATACGCACAAGATGTAGTAGATGGCAAAATCAATGTTTGCCGTAATGTGCGTTTGGCGTGTAAACGATTTCTAAACCAACTCGTTAAGGAAGATTGGGATTGGGTTTTTGATTCCCGATTCCCCGCCCATGTGTTAGATGTTGCATCGCACATGAAACACACTAAAGGCCCTGATGCTGGAAAGCCGATAGTATTAGACCCATTCCAAATTTTCTTTATTTGTGCCGTTTATGGATTCCGTAAGAAATCCGATTTATCTAAACGGATGGTAACGGATGTAATACTCTACATTCCCCGTAAAGCTGGTAAATCTACACTTACCGCCATCATTGCACTTTATGAGTTGAAGTTTGGTGAAGTTGGCGCAGAAGTATTTACCCTGGCAACTAACCGTGAACAGGCAACTATCGTATTTGATGCCGCTAAAGGATTCATTGAGAACCTACCGCCAGAAGCGCAGTCATGGTTTGAAACTAGCAAGTATGAAATCAAAAGTGCTGGCGATTCTCAATCAATGTTTAAAGCGTTATCCCGTGACACCAAAAAGACGGGTGACGGTAAAAACCCATCTTGCGTTATCGTGGATGAAGCCGCCCAGATCGTAGATCGCAACTCTATCGAAGTATTACATTCTGGTATGGTTGCCAGACAGAATCCATTGCGTATCTACATCACTACAGCCAGCTTTACTAAAGACACCAAGTTTTATGAAGATATGACTATGTACGAATCAATGCTAACGGGTGAAGCCACAGACAATCCCCGTTGGTTTGGTTTGCTCTACGGCCTTGATCCAGAGGATGATTGGAAAGACCCTAAGACCTGGGCAAAAGCCAACCCCATGCACGGCATTAGTGTTTTTGAAGATGCCATTGCCCAGCGTTGCGAAGAAGCCAAACACAAGCCAGCCGCACTCAATGAGTTTTTGTGTAAAACATTGAACATTTATGTAAGTGCTAATAGCGCATGGATCGACAGGAATTACTGGGATGAATCTGCCGACATACTGCCAGAGCAACAGCCAGAAGCCGTATTTATTGGATTTGACTTGGCCGCTACCCGTGACTTAAATGCCGTCTGCACTCTCAAGCGATATGAGGAAAACGAATACTTTGCTGAGTTCCAATTCTTTTTGCCAGAAGCCGCTTTGGATTTAATACCCAAGCATTACTTGGATATATTTGATGTAGCCATCCAATCTGGGATTCTCAAGCTGACCGAAGGAAATGTAATGGATGATCGGGAGATTAGCGACTTTATCAAACAACAATGCGAAAAGTATGATGTAAAAGAGGTTGGTTATGATGCCTACAATGCCGCTTCTATGGTTGCTCGTTTGCATGATGCTGGTATTCCTGTAAAAAAGGTTGGACAGGGGATGGCGGTGCTAAATAATCCTTCCAAGTATGTAGAAAAGCTAATAATGAACCATCAAATTAAGCATGATGGTAACCCATTTGTGGGATGGCAGTTAGGAAACTGTGAAGTTTACGAAGATGTGAATGGCAATATCAAGGTTAGAAAGAACGAATCTGATAAATCCGCAAAGGTTGATGGCATTATTGCGATGATTATTGCCGCCCATTGTAGTTTAGATAACCCTTTTGTATCAAATTCATTCGGTTTCAGAAGTTTTTGATGTAAAATCGTTAGAAAATGTAAAGGAATAATCATGGGTGTATTCGATATTTTCAACAAAAATAAATACAATTTGCCGCCAGCGGAAGCAAAAACCGATGATATTTCCGTACAAAACCTTTTAGAAAACAATACTCTATTTGGTCAAACCCAGCTTGGTAACCAGATTCTAAGACAGAATCAAGGTGGCCAACAGGGCGCAAATTTCCAATTACTGTATGTAACCACCGCATCGGCTACTAATGCTGGTCGTGTTGTGGATATGTCGGTGCTATCCCGTAATAGTACGGTGATGTCATGCGCCAATATGATTGCAAGGGCATTGGCTCAATGTTCTATGTCGATTATGTATAAAACGGATGATGGCACTTTTGAAGATGTTTTGAAGTCTGATAAAGCTGGCACACGGGATAAAAACAAAGCCAAACAAGTATTAAACCTATTAACAGAACCAAATAACTTTCAAAATCAATATGAGTTTTGGTATCAATGGGCGTTATGGTACGCATTAGCGGGTGAAGTCTTTACATTGCTATATCGCAAAGATCAAAAAGACCCTAATCAGACCCCAATCGAACTATACAACCTTGATGCAACGCTGATTACCGTACAAGCTAATCCAGCCCGTTATCCTACTTATCGTGTATCAACTCCTACATACGGATTTAACAAGGATGAGCCATTAGCATCCTATCAAGTAATCCATTGCACGGAAGCCCCCTGGCAAGGTTCTGCGGGTTTCAACAAAGGTATTTTGGCAACTGAATTGGTGGCCCTTGATACTGATATTGACTTATATGCTAACTATGTAATGCAGAATGGCGCAAAACCATCTGGCATTTTTAGCACAACTCAAGTAATTCCTGACAGCAAATTTAAAGAAATTGCCGCCAGATTGAAAGAAGCATGGTCAAGCATGACGGGTAGCCGCCCAAGCGATCTAAGTAAGCCAGGTCAAGGAATGTTATTAGATCAAGGCATGACTTATACGCCTGTTCATATGCTTACTTTGCAAGATGCCGAAGCCAGCAAGTTGAAAGATCAAACTACCAAGCGTATTTGCGCTTTATTTGGTGTACCAGCACAATTATTAGGATTGGAAGTTGGTAAATATAATAATACTCAAACATTGTTGGATGAATTCTACAAAACCACAATGTATCCAATGATTATTAATATTGAGCAAAAATTCAAAATGGGATTATTAAAGGGTTATCCTAATTTAAGTATCCGTTTTGATACAAAAGATTTCCTAAAAGGTGCGGCATTAGATCAAATGAATTTTGTTAATGCTGGTGTCGCTGGTGGCATTATGACCCCTAATGAAGCTAGAGAATATTTGAATATTGCCAAAATTGATGGTGGCGATGAATTGCAAAGCGTTAATACACAAAAATTATCATCAACAGATATACCAGTAACCGCTAAAACAGCTAAAATTATTCCAGGCACAAGTCCGCAAGATACTGGTGGATCGGGCGGTAACCAGCGTAGCCGTATGAACATAGGTAAAACTTAATGGCAATAAAAGACAAGTTGGATTCAATGATTAATCGGATTAGTGCTAAACTACCGATAAAATCAAAAAAATCTCATATAATATACGACATCGATTACTCGATTATAGATGGGATTATAAATGAATCAAAACCTGACAGTCGTTTGCGAAGCGCAACTAAGCCTAGAAAAACAAGGCAAAGAATCCCAAACACCTAGCGGAAATATTGTTGCCCGTGTTACTACATGGGGCAAGCGTGAAGGCGCAGACGGTAGAAAATTTAACTATCAGCCAGAAGGTTTTTCTGAATGGGCTGAAATGTTTAAGTCTGAGGGTAAACCCCTACCAATGTTCTTAAACCATAACGATATGGGTATGCCCGTAGGTCAATGGAATGAATTTAACTTTGATAAAGATGGCATGGTTGCTAAAGGCAATCTGTTTATGAATACATCAACTGGTTCTGATCTTTATGAAGTATTGAAATCATCCCCAAATCTATTTGGCGGTGTTTCAGTTGGCGCATACGCTGATGAAGCACAATGGGTTGATGGCGATGGCGAGCCATTAGACGATGACGATGATGGCGATGAATCGTATTTTCAAATCACCAAAGGCGGTTTGCGTGAAGTATCCGTTGTGATGTACCCAAACAATCCAAATGCTGAAATTCAAAAATTAGAGTGTTTCGATGCCGAAGGGCATTTGAATCCTCGTGTAGTTGAACAAACCTTGCGTGATGCTGGGTTGTCCAAGAAAGGTGCGACCACCGCATCTTCCGTCTTTAAGAAAATTCTTGAACAGCGTGATGCCGTCAAGGAAGTTGTTAAAGAAACACCACAACCAAGTGAGTTGGAAGCGGTGGTAAACGAAGCTGATGCAATTCTGAAAGCCCTTGAGGAAAGAGAAATTCTTAAAGCATTATCTAAACGCATCAAATAAGGAAAAATCATGTCTGAAAAGATTATTGAAAAACTTGATGCAATCGAATCACAAACGGTTGCTAAAGTAGAAGAAGTAAAAGCGGAAGCAGTTGCCGCAGTTGAAGCCGCTAAAGCAGAAATGACCGAAAAGGTTGTTGCTTTGGAAGCTAAGATTTCTGAAATTGCATCTGCACCATCTATCATCAAGCCAGCTAAAAGCGTTCGTGCTGATGTAAACAAAATGGTTAAAGAGCAACTTTCCAAATTTGCTAAAAAAGGCAAAATGGAAAAAGAGTTGAAGATGTTTGAAGATGAAGCCCAATATCAAGCATACCTAACTGAAAGTTCATCTTTGACTGGTGGCGGTTACAATGTGGGTGGTCGTACAGCCTATGATCCTGTATTCCACACCTTGCGTTTGTTAAATCCTATGCGTGGCCTTTCCCGTAATGTAACAACTGATGGTTCTACCTATCAGTTCCGTGCAAAAACTGGTAATGCTGGTGCTACCTGGGGTTACTCAGTTCAGAACAACGGTGCGGCTACAACTGAAAGCACAAACATCTGGCAATTAGTATTGCAAGACTTGAATGTCCAGTTCCCAATCCGTACAGCGGCTCTTGATGACATCGATGGTTTGGAAGCTAATGTGGTTGATGATATGTTGATGGAATTTAGCCAAGTTGAAGGCCAATCAATGATCCAAAACAACGATCAAACCGATACACCTAATACATACGGTGGTACACAAGGTTTGCGTGGTTTGAATCAATATGCTAACTTAGGCGCTAACGCAACCTATACTGGCGGCACAATCACAGTTGGTGCATTCGGTACTTCTGGTATTTCTACAAGTAATGGTTTGAACAGCTTGGCAGTTTATGACCAGCTTACAACCAACGGTAGCACTATCGGTGCGGCTAATGTCACATACCAAGACATTATTACTTTCATCTATAGCTTGCCACAACAATACTGGACACCTACAGCTAAGTTCATGGTAAACCCAATCTTCTTGTCACAAATTCGTGGCTTGAAAGATAACAACGGCACACCAATTTTTGAACGTATGCACCCAGGTGATGCTGATGGTATCGTTGGTAAGATGCTTGGCTTTGATGTTGTTGTTAATAAGTATTGCGATAATCCAAGCAACTTTACTGGCAACACAGCAAGCAACTTGTTCCCAATGTATTTTGGTGATTGGCAACGAGGTCATACCATTGTTGATCGTTTGAACATGGTTCTAAGGAGATACGACCAAACGTTGCCCGGATATATAACATTCTATGGTGAAAAGCGTTTGGCAGCATCAAATGTTGATCCATTAAGTATCATTGCTTATCGTTCTACTGGTACAGCGTAATAAAGGCGGGGCGGCTAAATACCGCCCCACTTTCAATCTTTTGGAATAAATATGAAAAACCAAATCATCCTAGAAGCAATTAAAACAGCCCTTACCGATAAAAACGGTAATGAGGTAAAGGTAAACTTAAAAGAAGCATCTGCCCTTACTGGCTCTGGCTCTGGGGTTGGTGGTCGTGTTATTTATGACGATGCGTTTGCATCATTGCGTATGGCTAACCCATTGCGGGTATCAAGCCGTGAAATTACTACGATTGGTTCAGATCAAGCTTTCGTTGTGAAAACTGGTAATGCAACCAATCCTACAAATCCCTGGGGCTATCCAGTTAATGTGAATACTGGTACTCCAAACATTGCCACATCATTTTGGCAATTACCTTTACAAGCTATTACAGCGCAGTTGCCAGTTCGTACTGCAGTAATGTCTGATATTAATAATCTTGATCCAGCAATCGTTGGTGATTTATTGCTTGAATTTAGCCAACAAGAAGCATTATCTATGATCCTCAATAACGATCAAGCTGGTTCAACAACTACTTCAACTGGTGCAACAAGTGGCTTGCGAGGTTTGAATTACTATCCAAGTGGTTCATCTGCCGCATTTGGCACAAGCGGTTCTGGCGCAACCGCTGGTTTGCATACAGTTAAGACTGTAAGTACCGCAACTGGTGGCGCAATTGGTTATAACGACATTGCCGCTTTAGCATCTGCATTGCCAGCACAATATTGGTCATTGCCAGGCACTTCTTGGCATATGCACCCATCTACTATCCTTGCATTGCGTGAATTGGTAAGTTCATCTGGCCAACCACTCTTTGTTGAAGTTGGTGATTCTGATGGCGGTGCTGTGGCTCATGTATTTGGTTTCCCAGTAGTACCAAACCCATATATGCAAACCGTTGCTTCTGGTGCGTTCCCTGTATATTTGGCCAACTGGGATAAGTTCTTAACTATCGTGGATCACGAAGAATTTAGCATCCAGCGTTTAGAACAAACACAACCAGGCACAGTTACACTTTATGCTGAAAAGCGTGTTTGCTCTACAATTCGTGATGTATTTGCGGGTGTCCGTTTAGAATCATAAGGCCAATATGCCATTAGATAGTTACACAAATGGGCCGTATTTAGGTACAGCCCGTAACCCTTTTAGCTATGAAAAGATTGAGCAAACCAGCCGTGATTTGCAAACGGAATGGCTAACGCTAGATCAAATTACTCAACAGTTAAATTTGTTTGGTGATACAAGCCAAGATGATTATTTACAAAGTCTTGAATTAGCGACCCGTATGGCGATTGAGGACTACTTAGGTATGTCCATATTCCCAATTAGCTATAAAGTCTATTACGGGGCGTTTAATGGCATGAGTGGCACACAAACGCTACTCAATCTCCCAGAGATAAGCCAAGATAATCAATATCAACCTGGAACAGTTATTAATAGTGTTGGCTATTGGAATGGCAATCAACCACCAACATTTACTTTACTTGATCCTAGTCAATATTATTATGATCCTACTGGTAATCAAGTAGTGGCTACGGGTTTTCCCGAAGAAGTAAACCAAGTAATGAGTAATCCTATTGTGGTTCAATATTCAACTGGTGCAAGCCCTTATGCTCAATATCCAGTTATTCAACAAGCTGGATTAATGCTTTTGACCCATCTTTATAACAATCGTAGCGATACTATTATGGGCAATATGACCAAAATCCCATTTGGCGTAGAGCAATTATTAAGACCTTATAAACCACTTGTATTGTGAGCAAATAGATGGGTATTGCTCGTTTTGAAACAGTTAATGTTAATAATGTATCTATTACCGTAGATGACATTGGTCAAACTGTTACTAATATTTCTTTATGGTTTCAAACCCGTGCAAGGGTAATGGATATTAAAGAAGCATTACATATTAATAAAGATGATCGTATTTATTCAGATACAGCTAAATTTGTCCTAAATAACACTCCAAATACCTTGCAAATGGCAATAAATCAAGTTGGATATTCTTTTGGATGGCGTGGCCAAGATTGGCGTATTTCAGATGTTTATGAAGCAAACGACAAAATGAGTATTACTTTTTTGGTTTATAGAAACGATCCTACGACACAAGTATGACAGTTCAACAGAATCCGCTTAATTATGCACAAGCTATTCAGGCTCAATTGTCTGGGATTGTTTCTGTGCCTGTTTATGCCAACTTTAACCGTAATTATGCAACTCAGCCAGAATTTATTACTTGGCAATTAAGAAAT